CAATCAAGCTATGAGTATTTCCCTGAACGAAAAATGTGGGTAGTCAAAGCAATTTTAAGAATTGATAAAGGCGAAGAATCGTTTACTTATACAGGACTTGCACAAGAAATTGAATCAGGTAATTACAAAGAGGTAAACTTTACTTCTGCATTGGAGAACGCAGAAACAAGTGCAGTAGGTAGAGCCTGTGCAATGGCAGGAATTGGAATTGATGGTGGCATAGCTTCAGCAGATGAGGTTAATAAAGCAATTCAGAGGGCAGAAGTTGATGAAATAGGGGATGAAAAAAGAATGTATCTTTTAACCCTTCTTGAGAATACTACTTACGAGGAAAGACAGAAAGAGCAACTTGCAATTAAGATTGATAACATTAAATTTGAAACAGATTATGAAAAGGCTTACACTACTTTACAGGCTAATCAGATACAAGATAAAGACAGAATTGCTATGGGTTTAAACTATAATGCAAGTGATATTAAGAAAACTTTAAAAAACCTTAAGTAATGGAATTAGCAGAATATCAGACAAAATACGAAGCAATGCTGAAGTTTTTAGAGCAACCATTGAATAAAGAATATGATGCCTTAATTAGCAGAATGGAGCATTTAGGAATACTATTAGCAAGGGCAGGGGAATATATGACAGAAGCATCCTACAGGATAGATGAAGTGGTGGATATTGAATGTAAAGTTAACCTTGAACTTTTGGATAAGTATTCAGCATCAACATTTAATATGATGATTAAGGCAAAGGCAAAGGATTGGAATAAATTAAAGTTAGGTTTTGAAAGATGTTGTTCATCCGCAGTACACCAGATTGATTCTATCCGAACTATTATCTCATTTGAAAAAGCTAAAATGCAAATTTTATGAATGATTTTCAAGAAATACCACCTCAGGAACGAGGGCTTATCATTGCAAAGTTGTATCATAACATTTGGTATGATAAAAATAGATTTGATACTATTATGAATTTATTAGAGCAATGGGATGAACAACCTGTACGAGAAGCTAAATTTTTACACGAAATACAAGAATCAACAAAAACAAACGATTTAATTTAAACACTATGGAACAAAAACAATTTGCAAAAGGAATCTTTGTAACAGAAAAACAAAGTAAGTCAGGAACTACCTATTTAGAGATTGCCATTGGGGAAAATGGACAATACAAGAAGTATGTTGCCTTTAAAGGCACTAAAGAGGCTAAATTTGGCGGTTTAATATATTCTGTGTATGATAAGACAGAAACTGAAAACAAAGCCGTAAAAGAGCCTAAAAACGATTTGCCATTCTAAAACAAAACTAAAATGAGAACAGAGGAAATCAGAGGGTTAATTAAAACCCATTACAACATCATTGGCAGATTAACCAAAATGTTAAAGAAGCAACCTAAACAGATTAACGAGGAAAGATTCCCATCTGATAGGATTGTTGATGAAGTTAACAAAATGTTTAAATGCGATGTAAGAGAAGTAACCAGAAAGAAAAAAGTAATGTATGCAAGACACGCAGCAGTTTATTTACTAAAAACCCATACCAATTTAATATGGCAGGATATAGCTTTTTGTGTAGGCAATTCGCATCATACTTCGGTAATACATTCTTTTAAGGCAGCAAAGGACATTCTGGAGACAGATAGTGAATACCTTGAAACAATAAACAAAATCAAAGCTAATTTAGTAGATTTAAAAAATTAGTTTTATCTTTGTAAAAATGATGGAGTCAGACATCATATTAAAAATTCTTATTAGTCCCTATGGGGTGCGGTGCTGACTCACCAATCCCTGTAGGGTTTTATATTTTATGCCAATAATTAGAAACAAAGATTGTAGAACTTTTATTATTACAGAAGATGATATTTTTTTATCTGGAAGTATTCATTTATATTATACAGAAGAACAATTAAGACAAATACAAGTAGCTATTAGAAATACAATTTTATTGTATAGAAAATTAAAATTAAATGATAGGAGAATTGAATTTATAAATGATGAACTTGTAAAAAAAGAAATGAATGGAACATCACTTCGATAAGGATTTTGCAGTTGAATATGGGGTTGATGAAGCCATTATTTTAAACCATTTGATATTCTGGATAGAAAAGAATAGAGCAAATAACAGAAACTTTATAAATGGTTATCATTGGACTTATTCAAGCTACAAGGCTTTTACTGAGATATTTCCATATTGGAAAGAACTGAAGATAAAGAGAATTTTAGATTCACTTGTTAAACAAGAAGTTATATTAAGGGAAAATCATAATAAAGCAGGTTATGACAGGACTTGTTGGTATGCTTTAAAAAATGAAGAATCCATATTTCAAAAACGAAATATCCATATTTCAAAAATGAAAAATGCATCTTTCAAAAATGAAACACCTATACCATATAATCTAACATATAATAATACATATATTAATAATACAGAACTGACATTTTTTTCATCTGATTATGAAAGTTTATGGTTAGAATGGAAAGAATACAAACAATCTGAATTTAAAGAAAAGTTTAAGAGTGCAAAATCAGAACAGGTATCAATAAATCAACTGCAAAAAATATCAAATAATGATATTGAGATTGCAAAAGAAATAGTAAATTTATCTATAGCAAATAGATGGAAAGGTTTATTTAAATTAAAAACAGAAAAAACAACTAAAAATGGAAAAACAACTTCTGACTATTATCGAGAAAACTACGAACGAAATCTCAAATGGGCAAACGAATGGGATACCCTTGAAGGACGACAACCTTTTCCTACAGGCTCAGAAGAGTGAAAAGCTACGAGCAGTAAATATTCCTGTGATATTACAGGTTATTGAAAAGGGATTGATGCTATTGGGTATTAAAGGCGAAAAGCATCCAGATGAAATGTCAATGAAGCTAATCGTTGCTGAACTTAGAAGCCATTATGTTAATCTTACCATAGGAGAATTAGACCTTGCATTTACTTTAGCATCCAGAGGGCAATTAGATTATGACAATGAAACCTACCAATCGTTTTCTGTACTATACCTTAATCGAATGTTATCTGCATACGCAAGATGGGCAACACATAAACACTTTATTGAAAAAGTGCAAGAGCCTACAACACCGAAGCCATCACTACCAGATGAGGATATAATTGAAATGGCTTTTGATAGTTACAAAAAGTTTAAACAATGGTGGTCAATATTTAACTGCTTAAAAACTTTTAATATCTTGTATAAGAGAGGGGAAGTAGGGCAGGATGTTGACTACATTTTAAAGTCAACTGAAGAGGCAATGCAAAGGAGGATTGACAGAGCAGAGCCAGAAGATAAGAAAGATTTAATAGCTGAATTTAAAGATGATGATATTATGGAGTTAAATTGTCGCAGAATGGCAGTAGCTTTGTATTTTAATAAGAAGATAAATGAATCTAATACTTGATGTATTTTGTCATACTGAAACTACTGAACTGATGACCAATGTAGGTTTAGAAGTTGATTGGGGTACTTTAGAAACAAAATCAGTATTATTTAGGAATATAGATTTGGCTATGGCGGTGCAGATAGGAGGTCAGGAATATACAGAGATACACGTTGGAGGCAATAGCTATGTTGCAAAGATTAAATTTATTGAATTTATAAAGTTATCCTATGAAAAAAAATGAATATGCACCTTATGTTATTGTAATTTATATAATCATTGTTTTTATATTATTTTCTTTATTTGGATGCAATTCATATTATGCAGGTAAGGGATATAGTACCTGTCCAACTAATGATAAAACATTTTTTTATAAAAGAATGGGAATAAAAACAAATAAAAAAATAATTAAATATATTAACTAATGCCAGATATTACATTATGTTTAGGAGGAGATTGTCCATTAAAAGAAACCTGCTACAGATATAAAGCAGAGCCTTCTGATTATCAATCGTATTGGCTTGAGCCACCATATTATGCAGGGATATGTGAACACTATTGGGAAATAGTAAATAAAAAACTTAATAAATTAAGTAGTAATACTACTAAAAAGTAAACCTAAATCTTTACAAAAATCCAAAATAATAAACTTAAAACTTGACAAAATTTGACAAAATTTGTCAAATAATGTATTATAATTATACTTTATGAAAGCAATACTTGAATTTAACTTGCCAGATGATGAGCAAGAATATAACTTGGCAAATAATGCAATGAGATTTTGGTCAGTTTTATGGGAACTTGATAATGTACTTAGAGCAAATACAAAATATGCCCCCGATGATATGAGTGAAGATGATTATGATGCTTACCAAAAAATAAGAGAAACGTTACACGAACTTATGAGAAATAACAATGTCAGTTTAGATATGGTAAAATAATGACTATGAATAAAGAACAACAAGCAAAACTACTTTCAGAAATTATGGAAGCAGATGCAAGGGATGGGTTGTATAAAGATATTTCCAAAATGGAAACAACTAAAACAATTATGAAAGACAAAATACTTGAAGCATTAATCGATAAGTTTAAAGAAAGGGCAGAAAAAGGACAACTAAAATATGGCACTACATTGGATAGGAATGACCTTGAACTTCTGGATTGGGTAGAACACGCACAAGAAGAAGCAATGGACTATTGCCTTTATTTAGAAAAGATAAAGCAAATGTTAAAAAACCCACAGGGTATAAATATATTTTAATGGATTTATCAGCAAGTGAGTTAACTAAATGGGCAAAGGAATATTGCAAGGCAAAGGGATGGCGAGTAACCAGAATGAACAATACACCTATTCAGAGGCGAAAGGGAACGATTGAAAAGGGATGGTCAGACCTTATCGGTTACACGAATGATGGGATATTTGTAGCCATAGAAGTAAAGAAAAAAGGCGATAAGTTAAGTCCTGAACAGATAGATATATTAAAGGATATTTATGAATGTGGTGGAATGTCGTACATTTGTACTGAAAATAAAGATAATGAACCAATACTTATCAGTTGGGGAGAAATGAAATTTTAATTGAATTTTGGCAATCCGAAGAGGTTAACAAAGCCTTTAGTAAGATGCATCCCATTGAGTTGCAAGATGACTTGAAAAGTGAAGTATTTTTAATATTAGCTGAATTACCAGATGAAAAGCTAATCGCACTTTATAACAGAAAAGAATTGAGGTTTTACATAGTAAGGATAATGTTAAACCTTGTTCAGAATGCTAACAATCAGTTTTATAAAAAGTATAGGAACTTTGTTGAGTACACAATAACTGAAATAGAGGAGAGACATCAGGAAGATTTAACAATTAAAGTTCAGCTATCAGTACAAGACCTTCATTGGTATAAAAAAGAATTATTAAGGCTATACACAGAAGAGTTTAATTGCAATGCAAAAGCATTAAGTAGAGATACAGGCATTCCATATATGAGTATCATTCGAACTTTAAATATCACAAAATCAGAATTAAAATCTAAAATCAGAAACAATGATTGAAATTATCACAGGAATCGCATTTGCTTTTTTCTTTACAGAGATGCATCAGTTTCATAAGAAATGGAAGTTAGATATCAGACCATTTAACTGCGTAAGTTGTTTAGCTGCTTGGTCATCATTGGTAATATATTTATTACCTGATTATATCAAGTTAGGTTTAATGGCAATGTTTGTATCTGGAGCATTAGCACCTTTATTTGTTAAACTTTATAATTACTTTTTTTATGGAACAAAATGAAAAGGATTTCCTTGAAGCCAACATTCTAAACTACCATACTATAAGCCAAGCAGGATTTGTAAGGAATATTGAATTACCTGTTTTGAATCAATATGAGGCACTTTATAGGAAGTATCTGAATTCAACATACATAATGTGCAAGTATTGTAAGGATGACATTTTTGGGGCATTAGAAAGGCTTTATGAGTATTATTTAGCATTACCACAGGCAGAAGTACAAAATCTTGTACAAACAGATGTACAGAAAAAAAGAGGCAGACCTAAAAAATGAAATATAGCAGTTCATTTTATTATGATTTAGAATTAGGCGAAAGTTCTGAAACTTGGCTCAATGAATTATTTTCAGATGGAAAGAAAATAGAGGTCAAGACAGATTTAATGGCAGATAAAACTAAAAACATTTATATTGAAATATATTCCAGAGGTAAAAAAAGTGGATTGAGTACAACAGAGGCAGAATATTGGATATTCAAATTAACAAATGTTTCTATTATTATATCTACTATAAATTTAAAAGAAATTGTAAGGCATTGCTTCAGTATAAACGGATTTAAAAAAGGTGGAGATAATGATACATCTCTGGGTGTTTTAGTACCAATAAATTTACTTTTCAATGAGAATATTAGCAATAACATCTAAACATTCTGGAGTTGGGTATCATAGGATAATGATGCCTTTAGTGCATCTGCCTAAAGAATATGCAATGGTTACTGATACCATAAGCCACGAAATGATTGATAATAATTATGATATACTATTAATCAATAGGGTATTATCAAATATAGATATTGAAGCAGTTTGCGAATTGAGAAAACAATATGGATTTAAATTGGTAGTGGATAACGATGACTTTTGGGAGTTAGACACGCATCACGTTTTATATGAAACCTACAAAGAATTAGGGATTGTTGATAGAATCAAAGGATTTATCAGAGAAGCAGACCTTTGCACCTGCACACACGAAAGATTAGCGGATGAGATTTATAAGATAAATAAAAATGTACATATCTTACCTAATGCCTTGCCTTATGGCAGGGAGCAGTTTTTATTACTTCTACCATAAATTTGTATAAACTCTTTTTCCTTTTCTTTTGCAAATTCATTTGATATATTATCAAATAATATTTCTACTAAATATTCAGTTTTGTTTATTATTCTTTCCCAAAATATATTTCTTCTTTTTATTTCAAATGCTCTCCTATATTTTGCATCAGAACCTATCCCAATATAAAAAGGTACATTTTTATCTAATCTTATATGCCTATATACATAAGCCATTATTGTAAATCTTTTTTATTTTTATATGGTATATACTTTGTTTTACCATCTATTTTTTTTGCAACTAATATTTGCTTTCTATGTAAAGGAGAATGACTTATATGAATCCAATTAGGTTCTCCATTTATTGGAAATTCAGCTATTAATTGGTCAAAGGGTAAAGTTTTTGCATATTCAAAGATAGCACTATTTTTTATATCAGTACCATCCATATCAATATCAATCGCCATACCTCTTGAATGTTGGCTATTCATTGAACCACCAATCGCAGCAT